TTTTTTTATGTAAACTGTTTCATATAATGTACATTGTAAACAATAAGAAACAAATTAGAAACTAAACGATGCCCCGATTGTAACATCGCCTCGTTTGCCTGCATTCAAGTCCCATGAAGAACCAGCAGACAATTCTACATTGTCACGCAATCCGTATGTGACTTCAAAGTCTAGTACTGGATGTGTACCATTGTCCAATGCGTCAAACAATACAAAGTCTGAGTCAGCAGTTGACTTGTTGTTATATACAGAAATGTCTGTACTTGCTTCAAAGTCCCATTTACCCATTCCGTAATTTACTTCTGGTGTCAATGTTACTGTCATTGATTCTGCATCTACTTTGTATTCAGAATCTACTTCTCCGCCGAAAGTTAAACCTTCAGCCAATAGTGGTGTGCCTGCAACAACAAATGCTGCAGCGATTAGAGTCGTTTTCATTTTAGGATTTCCTTTTAATATACTATGTGATTTCTTTTCACACCTTTACTTATATTACAAATACGTCTTTTTGTCAATAGATTAATCTATTAGTATAAATGTGTGTCTTCAATATCACACATGTGCTTCTGTGGTTTCATTATAAATACCTGTAAGGAGATTATAGATGGCGATTACTGACAATACATTCTTCGCTGGCCGTGACGGTTTCGTTTGGTGGTTCGGTGTAGTAGAAGATAGAAATGATCCACTTGCACTTGGACGAGTACGAGCTCGTGTGTACGGTTATCATACTGAAGATAAAACAAAACTTCCTACGGTAGACTTACCTTGGGCAGTATGTGTGCAACCAGCGAACTCTGCTTCTGCTGGTGGTATTGGTAGTTCTCCCACAGGGCCGATTGAAGGTTCATGGGTATTTGGTTTCTGGCGTGATCCAGACTTCATGCAAGAACCTATGGTGATGGGTACAATCCCTGGCGTTACTTCTGCTGCTGCAGCTCCAAGTGGTGACTCTCCTCACGACTTCTCTCCAAACCAAACACTTCCACCACCAGACATATCTGAGTCAATGGTTTTAGGTGATGGTACGACTACAGAATTTTCTACGCCCGCTGATGCAACAGACTCTACAGTCCTAGTAAAGATTGATGGTGTGGTACAACGTGCAACTAACAATCCACCCGAATCAGAAAACAATGTTGAGGTTCCGCCAGATGCATACTTTGGTGATGGTGAGACAGCTGAAGCATCTCAGTTTGGTAGGTCTAGATTTGGAAATCAACTGGCAGGAAAAGTAAATCAACTTGCACCAGAACTTAGAAGTAAATTTATTGCAGGCATTAATAAGTTCCTTGATGATAATCCAGACCATGATTGTAACATCGGTCACGCATATAGAAGCAATGCAAAACAATTAGAACTATATCGTAAACACCAAGCGGGTGGGTCTCTTGCTGCAAGGCCGGGCAACTCATGGCATAACTTTGCGTGTGCGATAGATTTAGTAATCTATGAGAATGGTGTATGGGATAAAGGTACTAGAGGTGACGCTAACTATACCCAACGTGCTAGATCAGCGTTTGCATCAG